AGAAAAAGAACTACAAGAAAAATACGGTATTAAATTTATTAAAAACACTACTGAAAATCATAAAAACTATTTTTAATAGTAAAAACTAGTTAAAGCATTGATATATATAGGTTAATTCAATGTCTACTAGGTGCAATATAATAATATACATATCTTGCATTAAATAAATAGAGAGAAGGGAGGGTATATATTAGTTAATATTATGACTAAAGAAAATCTAAAAGAAAAGAAAAAAGAGTTTATAGAAATGTT